ACCACTAGCTATCAAGACAAACTTACCTTGATCTCCCTCTAAAGGAACAGTCGTTACAGGAACAATAGGATTCCAGGAACTGGTGGAGTTATTGTATGCAAGAAGGCTACCTCCACCAGCACCGGCAGTATCTACGTCATCTAAAGTTGCAAGAGTTGGGACCCTGTTTATCCAAGTTGTTCCATTCCAAATCAGTGCTTGATTATTTGTGGGAGATGTTATAGTTGTGTCTCTTAATCCGCTTACTGCGTGCGCGGATACACCATAAGTATTTCCTGTCCAAATTACGGCATCTCCAACCTCTTTTGACGGAATGTAAACGTTGTAAAGAGTCTCTAGTCTACCACCTCTTAAGAATCTAACAAAGATTTCACCATTGCTAGAGTTTTTTCTATTTAAAACACCTACTTCTAGGATAGGTGTTGGGGGTGTGGGCACTATTGTAGTTAAAGATCCTGGGGTATAAGGATCTAAGTATACTGGAAATCCTTCTTTTAGAGGCTGAATGCCTGATAGGTCTGTATCAAAATCTGATACAACACCTAGAATAGTCATCACTCCTTCATCATTATTATTTAACGTTACTGGTAATACGCCGAGTAGTTTATCTTCAAGATTTGTGATGTCTACTGAGGCTGTAGCGATAGTAAGTTTTTTGGCTGAAGTTCCGTGAACACCATTGACGTAAACAACAGTTCCTTCTAGGATTGGTGATCCTGTCTCGTTTCTTACCTCTACTTGAATTTTCGTCGCTATGTTGGACAGAGATACTTGAGCATTCTGCCAGTATCCATCAATATATTGTAAGAATTCGCTCTGCGTTGGAGTATCAATTAGTGTATCATCAAGATCACTTAATTGTAAGGTATCAACTGTTGAGGAGATGTAGGCTATGTCAGATTCATTGTAAGTTGAAAATGTTATAGAGTTTGTTGTAGATTTTATTAGTTGACCATTATCGTAATAAGCAGGTGTATCATCTAATCCTGTAAAAGAATTTACTAAATCTATTGGGACTGTTTCAACAGCATCACTAGGATACCATTTCAAGGAAATGGGGTCCCAACGAAGGACTTGATCTGCACTTATCCCTTCACCTATCTCAACATCTTGAATTGAGCTTAAGTTAGCAATAGTGAAGGTTGGGTCACCATCTGGACCAGTATAGACATCACCATAAACGACAGTGGCACTAACGCTGCTGACATTTAATGCAGAGACGTTTAGTGTTGTGGCTTCCTTAAATCCAGTCGGCTTCCCTGCCTCGTCGTAACGGACTACGACAGGGAGACCACTTGCAGTGCTTGACATTCATTACTCCTTAGGTGGAAATGGTTTCTTCTTCTTAGCAGGGACTTCCTCTTCTTCTTCCTGACCTTCTTCCTCGTCACCCATTTCCTCTTCTGGAGCTTTTTCGCCTTCAGGGGCTTCGTCTCCTTCATCTCCCCCTTCTGGCATTTCTTCTTCACCTTCTTCGCCCATTTCTTCGTCTTCTCCACCCTCTGAATCACCGCCCATATTGGATTTCAGAGAATCAATTAGACCTTCAAGATCTTCTAGGTAACTTAGGAAGTCGTCCTCGCCCATTTCTTCAGCTTCTTCGCCTTCCATACCCTCCTCTCCTTCCATGCCTTCCTCATCTCCCATTTCTGCTTCCATGTCTTCTTCTGCGCCCATGGCAGCTTCTTCTGGAGATTGTGGGGGGAGGTCTCCTTCTTCCTCGCCTTCCATACCTTCTTCGCCCATACCTTCTTCACCCATGCCTTCTTCACCCATGCCTTCTTCTTCTTGAGGCATTGCAGCAAGAGCATCTTCTTCGGCAGACCCATCAGCTTCGTATTGGCCGTCTTCTGGCATTACCTCACCGCCCATACCAGCCTGAATCATCTTAAGGACTTGACCAATCTTAGAAAGGTCACTAGCTACCTTATCAAAGTTCATGTAGTTAAGAAGATTAGTTTCGTTAATGATCTGCTCAAAGTCTGCATCGACAAAAACATCTACCAACCACTCGTTAATGTCGATCACATCGACACCTGAATGAATCCCTAAAACTTTAGAGAACTCTGATAGGCTATTTTTTAGGGCACTCCCTCTTGGGGCTAACTTTGCGATAGCTTCAAAAACAAGACGCTGTGTTTTTCCGAGATCGCTAAAGCTCGGAGTCATTTTTAGATTTTGTAGGTTAATTCCATACTTATCGTTTAAGTTTTGGATAATTAAATCTTTAACTTCTTTTTTGCCTTCATAAATTAGATGAACAAAATCTTTAACTTCCTTTTGGCTGAAGACGTTAATGTCTTGGAAGTTAAGTGAGTTCTCTATGAGTTCCATTAGCTGCTTCTTAGTTGCTAATGCAAAGTATGGATTCTTGGTAATAACTTCAGATAAAGTCTGTGGTAGTTCAGACTTATCGTTCTTGCCAAGGAAATTAATAATTCGAGTAACTTCCTCAGAGTTTAGCCACATATGACTGAAAGACTTCTTATTCTCAAGAAGATCCTTCTTAATTAACTCTTGGCGGCATACGATATCATAAATCGAATCAAATCTACGATCAGTAATTTGGAAGGTGCTTTCGTGCAGGTCTTCTGGATTCATTACTGGTAGGTTGAAAGCGTTTGATATCGAGTTTGATAGCTTGAGAGAGTTAATAATAACCTTGTAGTTGACTAAATCAGCTTTATTTTCCTTAAGGAAAGAGACTAGCTGTGGTCTGAGTTCTTTAACTACATTAAACTGCTCGCTCTCTACGATGCTTGCATAAATATTATACTTTGCCTTTCTCTCATTGAGTCTGGAGACGACCCGATCAAATTTTGATCTAGACTCCCACAGAGAAAGAATCTTATTGAAAGTATTGCTAGCTTCTTTTCTATTTTCGTGGAGAAGAGAATCCAAAACGTTAGCAATCTCATTAGTAATAGTTTTATCAAAAAGCTTTTGATCTTCAAATAAGTCAGCTTTAGTTACTTTGATATCTGAAAAGGACATTGAGTTGAAATCAATGTCACCTTCTATTACATAACCTGATTCGGTAACAAAAGTTACCATAGAATCCTCAGAATCAATAAGCTCGACATTCTCCCTAAGAGAAAGGGATAATTGATCTCCTAATTTTAGGATTTTTTGAGTCTTATTGCTTTTTCTCCCAAAAGGATTTGTTAACATAGTTTAACTCCAATTTATAAGTATATATAATTTTTAATTCTCAGTTTTTGAGAATTTCGTCAATTCTATTACTAAGTTTTTCAGCTAGATCTAGATTTCCCTCTACTAGTAATTTATTTCTTAGCTTTGTCAAAGTTTCAATTCTTTCCGCTGTTGGCGGGGCGTTTTCTGCGGAATCCATTGGACTTGGTGGGGGCGCACCTCCACCAGCGTCAGGGGGTGGCGCGGCTCCGGGAGCCCCACCCATAGCAGCTTGAGCCTGCATTTGTTGGTTTTGCTGTTGCTGCATATCTTTTTCCAACTCTTGTTCCAGGTCCTCTATCTCCATGTCTGTTAAATTGTAGTAATCTTTGTAGATTGTAGACTTGGGGAATAGCTGCAAACCGAGCACAGCTTGGACGACACGAGCCTTTTGCTCATCAACGTCTAGGCGACGCTTAATATACATGTCAGAAGGCTCAGGAAGGTCTACACGCATCTTTTGGATAAGTGAACGTGGATAGCCCTTGATCTTAAGATGTCGTGCTGCAATGGCTTCTAGGCCGATCTCAATGCTTCTCTGAACACGCACAATGACACGAGCAAACTTAGTATCGAGTTGTGCAAGGTTAGCCTTACGTTCAGGAGACTTATCTTTCTCGACAATGTAATCCTTTGGAATCTTAAGGGAAGCTAACAGCTTATCACGGAAGTATTGAACGTCGTCAACATCACCAAGATTTTGAGCACCTGGGAGCGTGTCAATCTTAGTATTAGACTTGGAACCGGAGATAGGGACCCAGAAGTCCTCATCTGGAGCCAGTGGGTTGTATCGACCGTCAATGTTTCCAGTAGTTTGGCTGTAATACTTCTCTTTCTTGAATGCTTGCTTCATCTTCTCAATGAAGTCGTAAGCTTTGCTTGAAGATAGGTTGCCAACGTCTACATAGAAGATTCTACGCTCAGGCGCACGCGAGAGGCGATAGATAAGCATTGCATCTTCCATTAACTTTAGACTTCTAAAGGTCTGACGAGCTAATGCTGCAATTGATTTACCGTATGGATAGAAGGCAGGGTCTGCGTTAGCTAGACGGAAGTGAACAATCTGATCTTTATCTAAGATTACAAATTCAGCACCTGTAAGAGTGTCACCCTGATATCCGCCGGTATTCCATTGAGATTTAACTGGGATCTGTTGTGCGAATCCTTGAAGCTGACCATATTCGTTTTCAATACGGAAGATAAACTTAGGATCTAGAATCTTGATTTTCTTGATACCTTCGTTTGGATTCATCAAATCAGGGATAAGTTCAATGAAACAGTCTCCATACTTACAAGTGTTTCTAATAATATCCCAAAGGTAGTCTTCCATCCTCATGTCTTCGAATAGATTATTAACTTCATCCTTCATGACGTTAGAATCAGTTTTAATCTCCCAACGAAGACCTTTTAGGGATTTTTGAGTGCTATCATCAGCGTAAATATCGAAAGCTGCGCCGATCTCTGGATACTCGTCCATGATCTCATACTCACGATAACGCTGCTTTCTATTGAGTTCTTGTTCTACAAGAAGTGGGAGGCCCTTCTGTAAGCCACCCGCGAACAATGCACCCATTTCACGATTGACAATTACATCACCAGTATCTCTGTAGGCTGTTACTGTTTGGGCCTTTTGTTCAGGGCCTTGATTTGGGTCAATCGGTTGTTCTAATGACTGTGCAAGTGCAGGCTTTGCCCGACGAGCGAAGAATCGTGAGAAGAAGCGAGAGAATACTCCAGTTGCGATAGGAGTATTACCTTGTCTTGTCGGTGAACCACCAAATGATGTATATCCTTCACTTTCGTTTAGTCTTTCAACAGCCATTTCATTTCCTCTCTGAGTTCATTCTTATCGTTTAACTTTAGTAATCCTGTTAAGAACACTTCTTTTGAAAGAATGTCATTATGATTTACTTGACGTTCGTGAGCCATCAGTAAATCACTAAGTTCCTTCTCCATTACATAGCAACCAAGAGCTAAGGCCATTACTAAGTCATCATGCTGACCAACGTCTGCTTCGACTCGACCACTTTCGGTTACGATAAAAGTATTTAGTTCTTTTACAGTGCGTTCACAATTTAGTTTAACCTTGCGAAGACGAATATACTCCTCCATTATAGCTAAAATACTTTGCCTAAAACTTTGAGTTATCTGAAAGCCTAGTTCGCCTCGACTATCTGACATTAAATTTCCATATTCGAACACTTCTTGTAAGTTCGCGAGTAAATTTACGCCAATATTGTTTCGTTCTACCGCAACATGAGCCTCATTATACATGAGACCGACGGTTTTAATCATTTTAGCAAACTCATTAATCGGAGTTGAGTTTGAGTAATAGCTTGCAACTTGCTCTCCGTCATACAAGTTAAACACATGGAAAGCAGAGTAATCAGCCTTACGTCCGAGTGATACGTCTACGGAAATTAGATAATCATAGTGTGGATGAGGCTGTTTCCAAACTCTTAAAGTATTCCAGTAA